TAAACAATGCTGCCATTGGGGACTGCTCCCAGATCATACGTCCCAATCAGCGATCCGTCGTTTGGGATCTTAGCCACAAAAATATTTGTTTGTGCGGATTGGCTTACAACGGTGGTGAATCCACAAACGTAAACCGACCCATCCCTATCAGCCCACAGGCTGTCCAAGGAAACCGAGAACCCCGAAGGGTTGCTCAAGGACCGCTGCCACTGAAGGACGCCAGAGGAATTGTATTTCATGACGTACACTGTATTGTTAGACGTTGCCCCGACATACAGGTTGTTATCCTGATCCGTTTGGCAACCTACGTCAGAAACCGGGGCTGGATAATTTGTCGTTCTAACGGCCCATGCGTAAGTGCCGCCAACGCTATTGCCCGGAGCGATGTAGCTAACTACGTACACATCATTAACTGTGCCGGGGAATTGATTGGTCGCCGGGAAGGCCATGTAAGCCTGATACGTTGAAGGCGCGCTATAATATGAAGCGCAATCACCGGGAAAAAGTAGCTTGGAGCCAATAAGATTAACATTTGAAAGAGAAAAGTTAATCCCATTTGAATTTAAGTCATAAATATCATTTCGACAGTTCGGGCTGAACGTGTCGGTTGTTCTTTCCGCATTGGCAAAATATACGCCCTGCGAAGGATCGCCATTATCAACCATACCAAAAGGACGATTGAATCGGAATGGGGATCCTCCCGGATAGGGGATGACTTTCTCCCAAAGCAGCGCGCCCGAGGAATCAAACCTAACTATGATTGTCCCCACATTGCCCAGTACTGTATAATAACCATTATACATAAAGTAAACGGATCCATCGGATTTTGCGACTGTGTTCTTGCCAGCGGCCTGTTCGATAAATGGGAAGAACGCACCTCCGGGAAGTATCGAATTATATTGTCTTTGCCAGACAATTGATCCGTCATTCGCCAATCGGACGATGACTGCTTTGTCATTAACGACGCCCGTTACGTAGATATACGTACCGTTTATCGAGACCCCGTGACACGCACTGGCAACCGTTGACGCCGTTCCGCTGATTTGCTTTTGCCATGCAATCGAGGCGTCGTCAGCGTATTTGGTCACGACCCAGCTGGAGACGCCGGATATAACCTGAGTCGCAGCAACGTACACATTGCCAGCGCTATCGACACAGATACCCGTGCCAGTTTCATTATTGGCAACCGACCCAAGATCGGCAAACCAATAAATCTTATTGGCCGACATCAAAAGATCGCGACTGCTCAATACATGTCCTTACCAAGAACGAGGCCATTCCAAGTCGTGCCGTTGTCATAGGTATAGAAACCAAGGATGTCGCGGCCAGACGCCGTCAGGGTCGGTGCGGTTCCTCCACCCCATTTCACATTGGCCCACCATGTGATTACCGCGCTTCCGCCATTCGTTATGTCAAAGATCAACGAGACTGCGGTTCCCGAGGTTGGAACATTCGAAACCGTGAAGGTGGTCGCGCCTGAAACAGTGTGCGTAAAATAGTTGCCGTTCAAGAGATTGAGGTTGTTGGCAACGGTGGCCACTCGCGTTTCACGCATGGCCGCGGGAAGTAGAGTGGTGAACGTGCCCGCCGCGGGCGCTGTGCCGCCAATCGCAGGAGGCGACGACAGATCAAGCGGGCCAGTCAGCGTAAGGTTGCCGGTGCTCGTGACCGTTCCGCCCAGCGAGATGCCACTCACGGTTCCAGTACCGCTGACAGACGTGACGCTTCCTTGGCCGGCGCCAATCGCTATGCGCGCATCCGCCTGAGTCAACGCGGTGAACACTGCAATCCCGACCGATGTGCCGCCAAGGTTGATGCGTGCGCCAGAATCCGTGGTCGACCCAGTACCACCCTGAAGAACTGAGACCGGGAAAGCGACCGAAGACGTGTCGGCGACTACAACGTCGGTTCCGTTGCAATAGCAGATTGCACGAGAACCTCGCGCGATGACGACGCCGGGCTGACCGTTGACCCTAACCGTCAGGGTGTAAGCGGAAAGTCCGGTTGTATCGTTCGAAATCCAGTATTGCTGGATGGTCGCAGGGACCTCAACAACCATACTGGCGGTCAGGGCACCACCAAAAGAATACGCGATACGATTGAGATTGCTGCCCCCAAGCACGTAGGGGGTTGGCTGGCCGGTTAAGCTAATTGAAACGAAGTCGAACAAAAACTCAGGAGCCTGCCCGAATCCAACCGTGAAGAAGCCATTGGCATCGGATACGATGATAGCGCTATCGCCGGGATTGAACGACAAGGTGGCGGCGCCATTGATGAGCTCGCCACCGACCGGGCTTAAGTTGATTGCGCCAGTGCCGCTGTTCCGCACATGACAGAACCAATCGTCTCCAACCACAGGCGCTGACGGCAGCGTCAAAGTGCCGGCACCGCCGGTCCACAAAAACGCCGCGGACCTGTCGTTGATGCCGATACCAAAATTGTTATTCAGCGACACAACGGTCATCGACTGGTTCAGCGTAGTGCCGATTGCCTTGATGCCCGCCCCGACCAGCGAACCAGCCGTCGCGGAAGACGTCCCTGCGGAGTACTGGGTTGAGCGCCATGAGCCGTTCGGGGTGGCGTTACCGATCAGGTAGACCTGATATGAAAGGCCCGGGGCGATAGAGACAATCGTGTTCCCGCCAGTGTCTTTGACTATGAAGGCGAAAGCGCCGGCATTAAAAAACAGCGCAGTCTCGCCAACCGAAGCTTTATCGGCAGCCGGCATGAAGATGCTCCGCGACGCCACTGACGGCGTGACGTCCATGATCTGCGCAACGACGTCAGTGTTTGTCGCGATTTCCGTAGGCCACGAGAGGATCTGATCCACAGACAGCGGAATCGCGCGGTAGCTCACGCCTGCCGGATAGATCGTTGTGCCGCCAAAAACCTGAGTAAACGTCATGATCAGTCTTCCCTGCGGACAATGCCACGATCAACAATCTGCCGAATATCCTCGCCGTTGAGTGCCGCGATAGAACGGTCGTAAAAGCCCTGCCAGATTGGGATGATCTCTTCGTTCTTCAGGAACGGAGCGGCCTCCAAAAGCGATGCGTAGAGCAGCGCATTCGGCGCATACTCCGTGAACCAGTTCGTCTGGAGGTCGTCGCCCAGCAGTGGCGGGAGCTCGTAGTAGATGATTTCGTATGGGAACGCCGCGTTTGGCGTGGGCGCGAAGAACCAGTGCGAATAATCGTAGTCCGCGTAAAAGCGCGGCGTCCCGGTCAGCGTCCGGTTCGGCCAGTACTGGCGCATATACTCATACGCGCGCGGGAAGACCTCCTGCGTCGTGTTGTAGCCGGCGCCCGTACCGACCCGGATGCTGACGGTTTCACGCCAACGATCTGGCTTAGAATAAGTCGTCTCTCCTATCGTCATGGTCGATGAGACCACGTTGACCGTACCCTGAACCTTCAGTTCGCGCGCCAACCGACGCTCTGCGAGACCGATCAGGCTGGGCAATTGGAGATAGACAGAGGGATCTGTCGCAAGCGTGGCCCCGCGCTCCAGATAGTTCCGGAGGTCGTTCAGCAGACTGGTATACGTCATCGCTGTGGCCATCGTGCGAACCTTATATCACTTTTGGGGTAGTTGACTAGCCTCACGCCAAGCCTCGATGGCCAGCCGGTGCTTCTCTGCGCAGTCATTCCTCCGTTCGATCACGTCCTTTTCCCACAACAAGCGCGCCGGGTCGAGAAGCGGATCGGGCGGGTTGTTCAATCGGGAACACGGGCTCGCCAGATTGGCTGGCGGCGGCTTCAGTGTTTGGATTACCGATGCTTTCGATGAGCACCCGGATAGCATCATCAGGAGGAGCGCAGCTAGAAGCAGCGGCAGGCACCATGCGATAAATCTCACGAACCGTATTAGTCCGCTCGGTGGAACGTACATCGGCAGCAGCACGTCCTTCTTCATAGGCTGTTGACTTCGTATCGAGTATCTTTTCCACTTTAACACGTTGCTTCTCCGCCTTTTCTAACGCCGCAGCATACGCCGCATCGCACTGCCAGTCGCGAACCTTGTAACCGCCAAGAAAGCCAATGATCAACAGGCCACCCATGATGTAAGGGGAAGGAATGCCAAACATCAAAGCCACCCAGCAAACTTCTTCGTCTTCCCCTTGCGGTCATCGAGGCCGTGGGTGCCGCCGTTGATGCGCTTGGTCAGCGCGAGGATGGCGGCGTCGTTAATGCCCTGATCGCAGATGCTCCACAGCTTGTTTTTGTCAAAGAACCACAACGCAGACTCGAAGCAGAGCTCATTCGCAACTAGATCGGGGTTCGTCATAACGTCCGGGCGGTCGATGTAGTCCGCGAACGCCTGATAGTTCAACTTACCCGTCAGTTGGAGCGCGCCGCGTCCACGGTATTTCCAGCCATCCCCCGACCACTCATCATCGTTACCCATGCGGCTGGCGTAGACGCGGT